AATAAATTTTTTGTAAGGAGGTATATCCAGATGTGGCAAAAGGCTAAAGGTTTTTTTCAGAGGTCTAAGGGCTGGATCCAGGGGGTAGGTCTTGTCGTTTGTGGTGTTATTGGTTCTGTTCTGGCTACTACTCAACCAGCTATGGCCGAGGGTGAAGCGTTCCTTGTTACTAGTCTGCAGCTTGCACCTTTGACCACCACTATTACCGGTAACCTGGCTGTTCTGCTTCCCGTTGGTTTAACCATCATGGCTATTTTAATCGGTGTTTCCTTGATCCCTCGTATTCTCTATAAGTTTTTCTAAAGTCTAAGTGTCTTATTGCTAAAGGTTTTTTTCAAAGGTCTAGGGGATCTAATCTATTCAATTTATTTTTGTAAGGAGGTATATCCAGATGTGGCAAAAGGCTAAAGGTTTTTTTCAGAGGTCTAAGGGCTGGATCCAGGGGGTAGGTCTTGTCGTTTGTGGTGTTATTGGTTCTGTTCTTGCTACTACTCAACCAGCTATGGCCGTAGGTGAAGCTTTTCTTTTAGATGCTGGTGCTTTAACTCCATTGACCACCACTATTACCGGTAATCTGGCTGTTCTGCTTCCCGTTGGTTTAACCATCATGGCTATTTTAATCGGTGTTTCCTTGATCCCTCGCATTCTTTATAAGTTTTTCTAATTTTTTGGACATCCTTAGTTTTATCATAATTTCCCTTTCAAATTGGCGGTATAACTTAATCAGTTGTATCGCCTTTTCTACTTAATATAAGGGGGTGTTTTGTCTGAAACGAATTTTAAAGTGTTTTACTTGTTTAATCCTTTGTTTTACTTTAGTTTTTAGTACGTTTTATTTTGAGAATGAGAAAGCAGAAGCAATTGCACCGGCTCTTTTGATTGCTTTACCTTATATTGCTACTGCTTTGGTTGGTGCTGGTGTAGTTTTTTATAATCAAGATGCCGCTAAGTCTGCTTGTACAGATTTTTGGAATAAAGCCAGTTCGGCCGTAAAAGATCAATTTACACAAATGGCAACAGAGGCAACTGGTGCTGTTATTGTTGGAACTGCTTTATATCAGACTATGACGGGCTATAAAGATCAATTAGCAGATGGTACAATTACGACTTTGCCCGGTGCGGATCCTGCCGACGCTTACACCTGGGCAACTTCACCCAGTATTACCTCTGGTACCTATTATTCATATAATGCTCAACATATTTCATCGGGTCGGCTTGCCTTAAAAGCAACTCATTTGTATATGACTGCAAGTACAGGGTTTTTAGTTGAGTATCACCTTAATGGATCTTCAAATAATAGTTATCTCCGTTTATGGTACAATGCTGGTTATGCTACGATCGGGGGATGGCAGGATCCAAACGCAATTTATCAGCCTGGCGCGGCTAATATATTTATGCCTTGGAGTTTAGTGGAATTAGTTTTGGATCCTCAAAGTCATCTGAGTATTATTGTTGATGGTGTTACTGTTTTACAAGATTTGAATAGTACTTATCAATTTACAGGTAGATTTGGGGCTGGTACTACTGTTTATACAGATTGGGCATTAACTCAAGCCAGCTTTGAGCCTATTCCAGTAGCGGGAAATGTTTCAACCATGTCTAATCCTCCTAATTACTCTCAAAAAAAATTGGCGGTACCGGTTAATGGTATTGAGGATCTTGTAAATGTTGAAGCTTCTGACCTTTCGGTTTCGGCACCTACGGCTGCCGAACTAGATCATGCTGTTGATCCCATCGAAGGGGCAACTGATTCAGGTATTTTGTCAGGTATTTGGTCTATCTTGGAACAGATTCGTTCAACTTTAGTTAGTTTGCCTGGTACCATAACTTCTGCTATATCATCAGCTATAACTACCGCTTTTGTTCCGTCTGCTACTTATTTGGATACTTGGGTATCTGCTCGGACAGCTGTAGCAACTGGAAAGGGTATTTTTACTTTTGGGGATCAGATAGGTACCGCTATGGGTGCTTTTGGTACTAGTTTACAAGAATCTGAAGATTGGGAGGGAATCAAAGCTAATTTTGGGGGCTGGGGTGGTGTCGGTGAAGTTTTGGTTGTAGATCCAACTTATGTTAATCATGTAAGGGTTAAATTAAAGTTTTGGATTGCAGGTTTTATGTGGTTGCTTACTGGTATTTTTGTTCTTAAAAAATCATCTGCTATTATTTCAGGCCAAGGGGGTACTTAAATGATTATAGAAACTTTACTAAATATTTTGGGTGCCTGTATTGATGGCTTAGTATTACTTATCCCTGATTTTGTGATTGTTGGTTTTGGTGGTTTTGCTGGGCTTATTGAAGTTTTTACTTCTGTATCTAGTTTTATGCCTTTGTCAACTTTGGGGATTTGTATTGGTATTTGGTTGTCCTTTCAAATGTTCGATCTTGGGTACCAGGCTGTTATGTGGGTAGTTCGTAAAATACCGGGGGTGAGTTAATTTGTTTAAGAAAAAAGTTAAATTGTCTAAAGAGGAAAAAGAAGAAATTTTTAATATTAAAAAAGAGATTTTTTTTAAAAAAATAAAACCATCTGAATCAGTTTGTAGAAAGATAAAAAAGAAGAAATTATGGTTATTATTTGATTTCATTAAGTGGAAATTAATCGATATTTACAGGGCTATTCGTTACGGCCGCAAATTTATAGAATATGGTTTAACCATGTATTGTGGTAGGCAGGGTGCTGGTAAAACTATGGCCATAGTAGAATATTTAGAGCGTATGAAAATAAAATATCCTGATGCGGTTATTGTAACTAATTTTGGTTATTTAGGTCAGAATCGGGCTATGGATTCTTGGCAGGATTTTTTAGAAATTCGTAATGGTGAAGATGGTGTTATTTTCGCAATTGATGAATTGCAGAATGAATATGATTCTTCCAAGTGGAATACTTTCCCCGAAGGCTTACTTAGTCAGGTGACACAACAGCGGAAACAAAAGGTAAAGATTGTAGCCAGTAGTCAAGTTTATACTCGGGTAGTAAAACAGTTAAGAGAACAATGTTTTCAGGTGGTTGAGTGTCGCACTTTAGCGGGTAGGTGGACATTCACCCGGTGTTTTGATGCTCAGGACTATAACACTGTTATTGATAATCCAGAAAAGAAGCAAAAATTAAGTAGAGAATGGCGAAAAAGTTTTGTTCAAAGTGATGATCTTAGAGATTTGTATGACTCTTATGCAGTCATTGAAAAAATGCGTGATATTGATTTCATTCCAAGACATCAAAGATCAGCAGGATAAAACCTGCTTTTTTTTTTGTTTGCTTTACGCATAATGTAACGCTTGTCGAGTGGCTGCCGGACGGATCCAGCCCGGGAAAATTTTTTTCAAAATTCTAATTTATAATAATTATTATTTATCGTAACAAAAAATAACTATTTAGTTACAAAAGGATTGACTATCGTTACAATATATGAGATAATGGTTACATAGTAGAGATGAAAGGGGTTGTAACAATGGCACGTGATTGTGTTACAAGATTATCAAAAGAGGAAGTTGATTTAGTTCAATATTTTAGGGATGATTCAAACAAATCTTTAATCCGTTTTTTGGTTAGTGTGGAGCTTCATCGAAAAAGTAAAGATTATTCAAATTTTATAAATGATGATTTTGAGGCTTTAAAAAAAATAGCATTAGATTTGGAACCTGAGATTAATAGTCTTAGTAAATTTCAGGATTTGCTTAGTAGAATTTATTAGAGTAGAAAGGAAGTTTTGAAATGAATTATCTTGAAAAATATCGTGAATTAATTCAAGATGGACATTCATTAGATTTACTTGTTTGGCGTGCTTTTGGCAATGTGGAAGGAATTTTAGATTCCAATAGTTCAACTGATAAATATAAGATTGAACAAATCAAAAATATTGTTGTTGCTTTTAATACTGTTTTAGATCAAAAGTGGTCTAGTAAATTGTAGATGCTGGAGGTGTTTATTGTGGCTAAACTGACAAAGAAATATAAAGGTTATTATATCAAAGAGACAACCAGTAGGGACAATACTCTTTATAATTTTTGGGTTTGCTTGCCGTATGATTATTCATTTGTGGATTGGGAGTGTAGTAGCATTCAAGAAGCGGAGGAATTTATTGACGGTAAAATATTAGATAAAATAAATAAACAAAATAATTTTAGTAAGGAAATGAAAAAAATTGGCGAGTATTATGGTTTGCGTTAATTAATTCTGGGAGGGGGATCCGGTCCCCTTCCCTATACTATTTTGTTGATTCCCTGGCGTGGCTTTACATGGAGGGGAAGGGGTGATAGGCTGACGGCCAGCAATTCACCCGACCCCAAAGACAGCGCACACCAGGGGGGGGAATTTGCTTTAAATTGCCTAAGTCACCCCTTCCAGAGGCTCCATGTCAAGCCACAGAAGGGAAGGAAATAACATAACAACATAAATAAAATTAACAATAATGTTCCTTTTGCTAATTTTAAACCAGCAGACAAAAATTTAAAAAAAGGGGATCCATATTATAAATATCTAATTTGATCTATTCGCTAATTCAAAAACAAATAATTTACCGGCATTACTAGATAAATTCATCTTTGTTTATAATAATTGTTCGCTACCAAGGGTAGCGGACTGGTTAGGAGTAATTAAACTCAATTGATTAAGATTTAGGAGTCACCTGGGATAGTGCATTAGGTATTTAAAAAGATAAACAATTTGTTGTATCAGTTTCAAGCGGTTCTTGTATCAGTTTCAAGCGGTTCTTGTATCAGTTTCAAGCGGTTCTTGTATCAGTTTCAAGCGGTTCTTGTATCAGTTTCAAGCGGTTCTAGGAAAGGCTTTTTTGGCTGCTTCCAGGCCTGCCCGAAGGGTAGGCCGAAGCTCCCAAAAATGAACTTTCCTATCTATCTTGATACTATAGCAACAAGTGGGGTAAAAATAAAAGGTTATAAATTGGCGAAAGCCTTGGTATTACTGGGATTGCGGATTTTTGTCTTATTAATAAAATGATTGTTTTTTTTCGTGTTTTATGTCTATAATTAACATGATAAATTAAACATATGAAAGGGTGAAAAATGAAACTTAAAAAGCAGTCAAGATGGACCGGGTTTTTAGCTCGGCAAAAGTTTTCAGATGAAAATGTTATTCCTCTTTTTTTAAGTTCTAAGGATTCTTATGTTCAATTTTTAGGGGACAAGCTCGCTGAATGTGGTAATTTTATAAAGCTTGCACAATGTGGAGACTGTGGAACAGAATATTATCGGGGGTTTAGTCGTTGCAAAAAAAAGTTTTGTGCTAATTGTGAACACACTAAAGGGGGGATCTGGTTATCTAGAATAATGCAGGGAGTTGAAAAAATTAAGGATCAGTATGATTTTTATTTTTTAACTTTAACCGTAACAAGCCAGTCAAATTTAAAATCTATGATTTCAACTTTGGAACGTGCTTGGCGATATTTAAAGCACGATAGCAAGACATATAGGAAAATGTTTTCAGAACGCTTTGTGGGGGGGTTAAGATCCTTAGAAGTTAAATGGGGAAAGGGTGACAAGGGTTGGCACGCTCACTATCATTGCTTGTTGATCGCTACTAAAGGTTTTCAACGTGATATTGATTGGATCCGCGAAGCATGGCACAATGCTACTGACGGTTTAGGGACTCAACCTTATATTAAAAAAATAAAAACTAATAAATTAGTTTTGGGGATCCTTGAAACTTGTAAGTATATGGTTAAATTTGATTTTGGTCTTTATGACGATGATAAAATAATTGAGATGGTTTATTCTCTTGATGGCAAGCGAAGGGTTAATACCTTTGGGATCTTATATGGCCTGGGTGCTAGAGTAGAGCAAGATATTGCAGAATTAGAGACAAAAGAAAAAACCCTTGACGGGTTTATGTGTGAGATATGCGGATCCGACTCCGCAAAATTAATTATAAAGCATCTGGATTCTATTTACCAGAATTATTACCGGGATTTTGTTCCCCAGCAGATTGAGGAAGCGGAAATAATGTCTGAATTGGTTCATCAAGATATTTTGATAGCAAAATAGCGGTGTAAACATTTGGTGCGTTTTCATAGTTTTCTATTTTAATAAAATGTCTTAGGGTTACTCCGATGGCGCGAGCTGTGCTTTCTTGTGAGTAACCTTTTTTATTTCTGAAAAATTTTATCACTCGTTACCATCTCCTATTTTTTGTTTATTTATCATGTTCTAAATATAGTGTTAATTATTTATAAAATCAAATTATTTCAATTGACATTTAATTCATGTTTAATATATCATGAAATAAATAAGTGAAAGGAGTGACTAAAAAATGATCGTCACTGTAGAGGGTTTATGCTTAGAAAGCAACTTTGAAGAAAAAGAAGATAGGGAGGGAAATATTAAAACTTCATATCGTTCTATGGTGTTTCAATCTGGTGAAAAGGAAAACACCGTTATTAAATCTCAAAATCAGATTCAATCGGGTATGGTGTCAATTACTGGTAGGCTCATGTCCTGGAAAACTCGGGATGGTGTAGGTCTTATGGTTTTAGCGGAGGGTTAAACATGACGGAATTGGATGTACTGATCGAAATTTCTGCTAAACTTGATCAAATTCTTTGGTTGAGGGATTACATCTATAATGCGTGCATGGTCATCATCCAATACGGTCAAGTTTACTTACCTTTAATTTTTGTACTTATGGGTATGTGGTTTTTTTTCAAGCAATTTTTATCTCGGTACCGGTGATAATCCCTCGGGGGATCACA